GAAGCCCATTCTGATTGAATCGATGCCATAACTTTAGCCAAGTGTCAAAAAAAAGACCCCCCCTTGGCAAAAGGGAGGGTCCGTATTTTCGCAGTTGAAGGGATATACCCTTCAGAAAACTTACGATGTGAAGGAAATGCGCTGGAGAGCGTTGGGGTTACCAACAGCCGAACCAACGAGCCAGAGAGCAGACATATTGTGCTTACCAGCTTGCCAATTATACCAATAGCGGAGAGCAAACGAGAATTTGCTGTCTGGGTCGGTAACAACCATTTGCTCACCACCACCCGTTGTTGGGGTAGCAGGAACACGGGTCACAATTACGAGTCCTTCTTTGCAGGAGGCCACACCATTCAATCCTTGTGTGAAAGCATCACCAGAAGTTGGGAAACCATTGTATTCGCTTACGCTGAAGCCGTGCAACTTCTTATCGAGTGAGTTATTCTGAATTACATCAGAAACACCATAAGAGAAGGTTTGAGCAACGGATGGGTCTTGGACGAGTTGTCCGAGAGCATCAGGAGAGATAAGTAACTTACGATCCTTGTGAGGAAGGTTGGCTTTGGTCAGAGAGGTTGCAGCGTTAGCGATAGCAACACGATTGAAACCAGACTTTGCACCAGAGTAAGCGGAGTTTGCAAAGTTAGCAGAAGTAACTTTGGAAAGCACATCGTCGAACAAGCTCTTTTGGACAGCGTTAGCCATAGGAGCAAAGAATAAACGACGCAGACGCTCTAATGAGAGGGTGCTTGCTTCGTAGTCGCTGAAAGCAACATCGACATACTTCAAGTCAGCAATGGTAACTGCAACATCCGTTGAAACGGCATTGGCAGGAACGAAACCATTGGCTTCATTGAAGGTCGTTGCGGTGAAGGAATCAGCGTAACGAGTGTGGACAGTCGTGCCTCGCTCGGCTACATAAGAGCCAAAGTCGGTGACTGCGATTTCGGTCAAAGGAACCAATTCTGGAACCAATGTGCGTAGGGATTCTTCTGCAACGAGTTGCAGGGTCAATCCACCAATATTGTTAGACATAGTGTATGTTTAGGGGTTGGAAATTATCGTAAACCAGCCGCACGGAGAATAGCCGTGCGATTCTTGGTATAAAATTCTGATGCTTGTTTAGCATCTTTCTGCTTCAGAGAAGCCCATTCTTGGGCAACTTCTTCGTCAGACTTGGATTGAGCAACGGATTCGGCTGGGCTAACTTCAACAGGAGTTACACCAACAGAAGCAGCGATTGAAGCAGCTTTCTTTGCAGCGGTTTCTTGTGAGGCCTTAATCTCTTGTGCAATCTGCTCGGCTTTTGCTTTCATTTCTTCAGCCGATGCGAGTTTAGAAGAAACATCTTCTAATTTTGCGCTCAATTCGGAAATCATTGCTTCCTTTGCGGAAACGCTTTCTGTTAATTCTGAAATCTTTGCCGTGAGAGCATTAACTTCATTCGCTTTCGCTTCTGCTTCAGCAGATTTACCAACAAAAGCTTCCTTGAGGGATTTTAATGTTTCTTCGAGTGTCATATTTATAAATTATGCCTTGTGTCAAGAATTTGGCTTGCAATCGGTGTCCACAGGGGGGCAATCCTTCTCTGGGACATCTGGCATCTCTGGCTCGTAATCTTCGTCATCTTCTTCTTCGTCGCCATCGCCCTTCTTCTTTTTCTTCTTTTTCTTTTTATCGTTTTTATCTTCGTCAGAAATGGGCTTTGATTCGTCTTTTTCGCCCTGCTCTGGTGATACATCGGCCAATTGAGCGTATGATCCACCGACATTTGAGGTGGCAGGAATCGGCTCTTGACGCTCGTAATTCTGGTATTCCTCTGGGCTAATGTGGATAAGAAGGTCGTCAAATGTATCCAAAAGTCCGCTTACAAACATCTTCTCGGCAGCTTTACGGCCAGACCAGCATTGACCTTGCATATCCTCAACCTTTGCAAAACTGCGAACAGAAATGACATCACCAATAAACCAATCGTGGGTTTCTTTGACATCATCTTCAAACAACTTGCGCTGTTGCTCTGTCATCTTGGTTCCAGGATAGCCAGCAGCTTTTGCCCAACCAGATTTAATCACATCAACAGCAACGCCTTCTTCCTTGTATGCCTCGGAAATATCGTAAACAGGAATGTAAACACCAATTGAACCAATCATCGACGATGGCGAAACATAAACTTCATCGCATTGGCTCATTAGCCAGATACCAGCCGAGCAACATTGCTTGCACGACCAGCCGATGGAACGGAGTTTGGTATTCTTAATTCTCGATGCTAATTCTGGAACGCCTGTGACGGTTCCTCCAGGAGTATCGAAATCGAAAACAACTGTCTTAATGTTGGCATCTCGTTCACATTCCTCAAGCATCTCTTGGATGTCCTCAACATCGACGGCACCCATCATCTTTTCAATTTCAGTAAGGCCAGAGCCGATGACACCCTTCACAGGGATAATGCCAATGGAACCCGATTTAATTAAAACAGGCGTAGGTCCAAAAATCAATTCCATCATATCCTCAATGTCGCTGTTAGCCAATTGGCTCAACGGCACGGATTCAACTTTTTCGAGATATGCTTTTGCCTTTGCTGGTTCAATCAGCATTGGCGAAAAGGTTTTAAAAGCGTTAGAAAGGGCGTTCATTGTTTATTCTTCGTCGTCGGGTAAAATTTCACCATCATCGGGCATCTCTCTTTTTCGTGCTTGGTCATCTTCTTCCGTGACGGATTGATTGATGTCGGCAGGAGATACATTCTGTGGCTTGTAAAGCATAGAGAGAGGAACACCGAATTCCTCGGAGAGTTGTAGTAAGTATTTCTTCTCCGCAGCGTTTTCTCGCATCTTCTCCTTGGGGTCTAAACCTTCTTCAAGGTAGTTTTCGGTTAAACTCTTAATGCCCGTTTCAATGTCCAGACGGTTTTGTTGAGCATCACGGCCAGCATCGACCGTTACTCGTCGAGGCGTTGTCCAAGTTACATTCGTCCAAAGGTCGGTTGATGGCAGGATTCCATCACGAATAGCATTTCCGATAATGTAACCCCAGATTGGAGTAAGCATACGCTGAATCATCACCGATTGGCGATGTGAGAATTTTCTTTCTGCCTTTGATATAACAAGGCGAATTGCTGCACCACCCGCTTTAGTTGGATCAGCCGTAAATTCAAAAGGAAGCACACCCGCAACACTGTCTCGCTTCAGCTCGTCGATAAATCCGTTAAAGGTATTATTTGGTCGGCTTGATTCAAAACTTTCAAGTTTTTCACCAGGAGCGAGGGCAAGAATTTTTCCACCGATAAATGTGGATGCTTGCGTTGGGTCGGTCATTCCATCGCCGTAGTCTTGTGGCTTCATTCCAAACGCCTCAAAATCGGTTGGCGTTCCGTCAAAGTTAGGATTCTCTCTCGTGATTGTTCGTGTAATGTCGCTTGCAGTTTTGACTGCCATTTTTTCTAACGAGATGATTTCCAGCATATCCACCAAACTATTGACGCTATGCTGAAGGGGTGAATACGCTCTTGCTCCAGAAGCAACTTCTGGCTCAAACAAGTGAATCACAGCATTGGCTGGAACCAATCGGCTTGAACCATCGGAACGAATGACATTGTAAGCAATCGGTTGTCCGTAAGGTCCAAATTGAATTCCATCGACCATTCCTGGAGGTGGTGAGCCGCTTACTTCATTTCCAACTTTGTGGCTTTCGATAATTTGCAATCGTGGTTCGCCGTTGGCTCCACGAGTTTTGATAATAAAACATTCGCCATCTCTGTCCATCAATCGGCAACAGATATGCTGAATTTCAAAGAATGAAAAACGATTCGTAATGTCGCAAGGACGAGAAGCCCATTGTTTGAAATACGCTTCTGCTCGGTCGTCCCAAACTTCGTCACCCGATTGTGCCTGTGGCTTTATACCTTGTCCGACCGTATAAAGCGACATATCCGACAACACTTGACGAATTAAGCCCGCATTGAGTTCCAACCAACGCATCTTGCGGGTTGTCTCCATACGGTCGAAAACCGTCATCGTTTTCTTGAAATCCTGTGGCCACGATGACCAAATCCAAGAACGCTTGTTACTAAACTTCGCTGATTCGAAATTCGAGAAAATGCCAGGACCCGTTGATGCTTGCTTTTGCGGAGCAACACCACCCGATGCCTTCGTTGGCAACTTGGGCTTGTTTACTTTTACATTAGCAGATTTCTTGGGTGTCGGCTTTTTCATTATAATCCTCGGAAATTATTCAACAGGTTCATCACCCTAACACGATCTGGAGAGCCATATTGCTCTGGGTCTTTGACCATCAAAGCGTAGCGGGCTTCCACCAAAACTTCTTGAATCGTCATAGGGAACGATTTAACAACCGATGTTCCGCTATCGGAATATTCCATCATCGTTTTTCCCTGCTTCAGCAATTCAACAGCTTTAGCAACGATTTCCTTGATGTCGTTAATTTCGAGTAAAAGAAATATTCCTTGGGGTCTTGCCATTCCTTTAGCCGTATGTAAAGCGGGGGTCTGGTCGCCCCTTCCTATTCTCATCAAGCCATCAATGAAACAATCCCAAGGCGACCAGACCAAGGTTGAATAAAATGAATAAAGCAAAGAGGTCAAGCGGTTTCTTCCTCTTTGTTTTCAGTTTGTTTCTCGTCTATTTTGCCATTCTTGTTTTTACCACGACCGATTAACTTGGCCATCATCGCTGGCACCATACCGATAACTTCGGCATCCCATAAGTGATTGGCTCGCTCTCCGATGGGCAACCAGATGGCCTGTCCGTTATTCGTTTTCGTGCGATGCTCGGATTGCATCTGCTTTCGGTATTCCTCGCCAGCATCTTCGGGATAGGTATGGCGATTGGAGCGTCTCAATCTCGTCAAGGAATCCTTAAAGTAAAGATTACTGAACAGATAAAGTTTGCACGAGGTTTGTCCGATTTGGATTACCTTTGCTCGGGCATAGGGGCGATAAGCAACCTTAATTCCGTAGGGGGTTTGAATTCTCCAAGGGAATTCATTTTGTCCAGACCCCTTCGTGGCGTTCCATTGATACTTTGCGCACATACGATAGACCGAATCCGTATTGGGTCCGTCACCAGAATCCACAAAGACAAAGAAATCAGCAACTTCAAGTCTGCGTTGTGCCTCACGAACCTGTTCCTCTGTTTCCGAATATCCCCATTGTATCAATCGGCTTTTACCATCGAGCGACCAAGCTCGAACAATCCAATAGAAACCCTTTCGCTGCACATCGACCGACATAAAACGCAATCGTGCAAACTGCTTTGCCTTCTTGTATTCGTCCTTCATCGGTGGTTCCGCAAGCATACTATCGACCATAAATCCTTCCTCGTCCCAATCGGATAGCATCTTGTAACCTTGTGGCATTACTTCTGCACCACCATCGTCTGGATCTTCGCTCCACGACATAGCCAAACGCTTTTGCTTAAATTCAATTCGTGCCGTATTATCTCCGTGTTCCTCAAAAGCAATTTTTGAACGAATACACATCTCGGCAAGTTTACCCCAATTCAATCCCCATTGGGCACAAAGCGAATTCCAATGAAAACCAACAATGCCCTTTGGGGCGTTTTGGTTCATAGGGATATATTCACCCGTTGCATTTAACTCTGCCCTAACTTCAAACGAATCCTTAAATTGATGTTTGCACGATTTACATTCGTAGGTGCAACCCTCTTTTACTTTATCAATATTCCATCCGTGCGGTTCCTTTGCGTCCTCTGGGTATTTTAATTGTTCCCATTCCCAAGGTTGTCGGGTTCCGCATTGTGGACATTTGAAAGTCCATTCTCGTCTATCCGATTGGTTCCACAAATCTGTAATGTCATCGCCCTCAACGCCACCCTGCGAAACAAGCAATGATTTGCCCTGCCAGATAAATGCGGTTCGTCGAGCGAGCGCTTCGTTCAAGTGTCCCTTTGGCCACAGCCAGACTTCATCTCCACCAAGGAATCGAATGGAGCGTCTTTGCAGATTCTTTTTGTTGTTCGCACCAAGCACCCAGCAAGTGTTTCGTTGAAACCTTGTTTTCTTCCATTGGTTTCTTTCCGATTCTTCCATTCGCTCAAAGGTGGCTGGCGTTGCTTCCCACATCGGACGCAACCTATCCTTCTGCCAATCCTGTGCGTTGTCATCAATATCCTGCAATAGAAGCGTTGGTCCAGGAGAGCGAACAGGAATAAAGCTCGACCACAATTCAAGCAGAGAAGATTTACCCATCTGAACGGCACCAAAGACCACGATGGTTGTAATCTCTGGGTCAGTCAAAGCTCGTAAAATGGGGGCGAGGTATGGCGTTGATTCAACACGGAAAGGTCCTGGTTGGGGCGAGCCAGGAATCTCTCTCACATTTGCCTCAAGCCATTCAACAATGTCACCTTCGGGGTCAGGTGTCATCATTGCACGAATGTGTGCCTCGAAAATATTAACTGTATCTGGGTGAATAATCATTCATTTTCAACTTCGTCAATGGTTTCTTCTGCGTTCGTTTCGATTATTTCGTTTACTTCCTCTTGGTCAGGTTCCTTGATAACGGCTTGCTCCGCATAGCCAGCAGATGCCGAAAGGCGTTCCAACATCTTCCTCACTTCATCTTCGATTGCCTTCATTGCTCGTCCAGGATTATCGGGATTGGCTTTAGAAGCGATTTTAGATCCAAGTTGGTTTAACTCCTCACGAACCTGTGTAAACACCCGTCCAAAGCGTTCAATGGCGGTTTGTGTTCGTATGTATTCTCGGCTGGCAATTTCCCGTGCTTGCAATTCCTTTTCGAGCGCAATCAGCGTCTTAACCAACTTGTCATAGGTTGCATACGATTTGCTGGCATCGGGTGAATTGTTGGCAAGGTCGTCAAGGTATTGACGGTAGGCCAACGCCTTCAACTCTCTTTGCCGTTCAACTGTTTCATTAAAATCCTTATCTGGCCTTACATTGGCATTTCCATTATTGGCTGCACGACGAGACATTAACCAAGATTCGGCAGCTTCAATCGAATCAATGGGCATCCCTTGGTTGATAAACTTATTGATGGCTTGTTTGGTTACTCCGAATCGAGCCGCCAAATCAATCGGTCTTACTTTCTCATTCATAATTTCCGTCTCCTTGCTTTGGAAAGTTTTTTACAGGCGTGTTCCGATTTCATATAAATCGAGGGAGTAATCCCCAGACTTCGTTGAATGGTCTTTACCCTTAAACTTACGGCCGCCCTCGTAAGGTTATAGCATTTGGCAACTGCGGTCATCGTAGGTTGTCCAGGAACGCCCAATGCAATCTTGATGCAAATGGCGTGAAGTTTAACGGAAGCATCATTACAATCATCTAACACCAGAATCACCCGATTGATGATTTCCAAAACTTCATCATCGGTGTAGATTGTCTGATTGCTTTCATCGGCATCCTTTTTCAAAATAATGTTAATCCAATTCTTGTAAGAAGTGTAATTGATGTCGTAACCGAACACGACCTGTTTGCCCTTGCTCAATCCAATATCAGAAGGTTCACCACCGAAATAACGATGAGCCGTGGGAACGCCATCATCGGTGTAATCTTTGGGATTGTATCCTGTTTTTAACAATGCGGATTTTTCTTCTTTGGAAAGTTTAGACCACCATTTGCGATATTCATTTTGCAGATCCATCTGAATTATCGGTAAAGAAGTTTTCAATCCTGTGAATCAAGCTCATCATCACAGCGGCTTCCAACAAAAGCATTTGGGCGACATCCTCGTCTTGCTTATTGTCCATAATCACCGATGAGCGTAATATGGTTCGAGCAGCAATCTTACGCAACTCATTCGTCTCGGCTAAAATTCCTTCAATCTCGCAACCAGATTCTTCCACGAAATCTTGGTCGTCATTTTCGTTAGTGTTATTAAAGCGATTGTTAATCATACAAAACGATTAACAAGTTAATAACAATTTTCAAATGAATTAACCCTTTCGTGGATATATCAAATTATTATCAGTCCGACCAATCATTCCTTTTCGCATAGCCATACGGATTAGGTTCCAGGATTCCTTGTCGGTTTTATCCTCGTTGTAACATTCCTTCCAAAGCGACTTAAGATTATTTCTCATCACATACGGCTGGACGGGTTCGACCGACATCATATTCAGCAACGCTTGAACCAATTCTCCCCTTTGCTCCGATTGTCTGGATCTCGCCTCGTTCATCTGGGTTAGGTGTTCCCGCATACGCTCGGGAGCCAAACGCCAAGCCCGCTTCCAAGGCGATTCGGCCTTTTGTGGCTTGCCCGATTTTTTACGGAAGAAGCGGGTGCGGAAGGGTCGGGGATGGCTCATAATGGCAACCTTATATGCGAGCTTTTTATAAAGCGTAAAGCATATAATGGTTT